AACAATTACAGCAAAGGCTCTTACACTTAATGCCGGTGTTATAACAGGTTTTTCAACAAAGGCTGATCCTAATGCTACAGCTGATGTAACAAAAGACGGTTCGTTGGTACTAACAACGGCTAACTCAAACTTAGTTGACGGCGATAATGTAACAGTTCCATATACATACACATTCGCAAAGGACGATGTAAAGACAGCAGGTAATGATAAGAATGTAACAATTACACTAAAAGATCTTACAGGTGCAGATAAGGATAACTATACATTTGATAAGACACAAGTTACAACAGCTAAGGGTAATGTAACTCAAGACGCTATGTCAGATATCGAAATTTCAGGTCCTACAAAGGTAACATACACATATCCTGAGTTGACACCTGACTTTGGCGGTTTGGTAGTTAATGCAGTATATGGTACAGGTACTTCGGCAACAAAGGCTCCTGTTACAAACTACAAGCTATTGGATAAAGACGGTAACGAATTTGATAAGACTGCAAAGCTTCCTTATGGAGATACAACAATAACAGTATCATACACAGAAGGCTCAGTAACAAAGACTAAGACAATTACTCTAACAGCAAAGAAAAAACCAATCAAACTTTCAGACATCACATTTGAGGCATCAAAAGCATATGGTGATAATAATGTAAATGCATCAGCAACATTACCAACAGATGCTATTGTAGCTACTGATGCTGATAAGGTTAAGCTAACATTTAAAGCTGAATTTGCTACACCTGAACAAGTTGGTGACGCTCAAAAGGTAATATTCTCAGACTTTAAGTTCGCTAAGGTCGGAGAAGGTGAAGAAGATGTATCAGGCAACTATGTATTGCTTAAAGATAACGGTGAAGCAATAGATGCAAATACGACAGTTGAAGGAACAGGTAAGATTACTCAAGGTACACAAGTGGCTCCTGTAGCTCCAACAGTAAGTGTTAACCAAAAGACAAACAACATTGTTGTAGCAGGTCCTTTGGGTGATAATATTGAATATTCAATTAACGGAACAGATTGGCAGACAGGAACAACATTTACAGGTCTTGAAAATGGTAAGGCATATACTGTTTCTGCAAGATATAAGGCTACAGAAACACTTGCAGCATCTCCTGCATCAACAGCAGACGCTACAACATACAAGAACCACCTTGTAGTTTACAAAGTAAATACTTCAACAAGCCCACTTGCTGAAATCTATACAAACGAGACATCAGCAACAAGTGATAACGATATTAATACAAAGATTCTTACAGCTAAGCCAAGTAAGTTCAAGGCATACTTCACAGATCTTGCAGGTAAGACAGCTATTACATATCCATTCACACTTTCAACAGAAACTACACTTTATATGTCTCAAACAGCCGGCGGCGGCGGTGGCGGCGGCTGATTTCGAGAGAAAGGAGAGACTAACCCATGAAAATCACATTTTCCGAGGGAAGCGGCCTGAACGACAGCGTTTACGGCAAGTGCCAGGCCCCTATCCGTATGTTCCTGGAGCAGCGGGGCGAGCAGTTTGAGCAGCAGAGCGTGCTGAAAAACCTGTTCCTCATGGGCACCAGCGAGAACTACGGCGACCTTCTGACCACAATGACCGCCATGAGCGGCTTTGAACCTGTGGGCGAGAACGGCGCCTACCCTGCCGACGGTATGCAGGAAGGGTTCAGCAAACTGATCGTGTACGACACCTGGAAGGACAGTTTCAAGATCTCCGCGGAGATGATCGAGGACGCGAAACTGATGGACCTGCGCAAGCAGCCGGCGGCCTTTATGACCTCTTACAACCGGACACGGGAGATGTTCGGCGCGGCCCTGTTCGGCAACGCCATGAAGGCCCAGGCCAGCATGCAGTACAAGGGCAAGCAGTTTGACCTCACCACGGCGGACGGTGTGACGCTGTTCAACACCGCCCACCCGCCCAAGGTGAGCGGCGAGAACCAGTGCAACCTGTTCAGCGAAGCCTTCTCCGTGGACGCCCTGGGCCAGATGGAGACGGCAATGCACCTGTTCCGCGGCGACAACGACGAGATCCTGGACGTGGCGCCGGACACCATCCTGATCCCGGAAGTGGCCAGCCTGAAAAAGGCGGTGTTCGCGGCCATCGGCGCCGACAAGGAGCCGACCACATCCAACAACGCCTTCAACTACCAGTACGGCCGCTGGACGGTGATCATCTGGTCTTACCTGAACCAGTTCATCACGGCGAGCACGCAGCCCTGGGTGCTGCTGGACAGCAAGTACAACCAGACCTACGGCGGCGCCGTGTGGAACGACCGCGTGAAACTGGCAGTGCGCTCCACCGTGGACGAGAACACGGACGCCAATGTGTGGCGGGGCCGCAGCCGGTTCAACGCAGCCTTCAACGACTGGCGCTTTGCCGCCGTGGGCGGCGTGTCCAGCGGACAGGAACTGCCGGACTAAGCGAGCGGAACAACTGACCCAAGAAGGGCGGGGGCATCCTTGCCCCTGCCCTTTTCCTATGGAGGACAGAGTATGAAAGTTTGCGTGTACGCAATCGCAAAGAACGAGGAGAAGTTCGTGGACCGCTGGGTGTCCTCCATGATGGAGGCGGACTGCATCTGCGTCCTGGACACGGGCAGCGAGGACAAGACGGTGGAAAAGTTGGCCGACTGGGGCGTGACGGTGCGGCAGGAGATCATATCCCCCTGGCGGTTCGACGCGGCCAGAAACCACTCCCTGGCCCTGGTCCCGGCGGACACGGACATCTGCGTATGTACGGACCTGGATGAATATTTCCGCCCAGGGTGGCGGGAGGCGCTGGAGCGGGCCTGGACGGCGGGAACGGAGCAGATGCGCTACACCTACATCTGGAACTTCGACGAGGCCGGGCGGCCGGGCACGTCCTTCCTATACGAGAAGATCCATGCGCCGGGGGTGTTCGAGTGGGAGCACCCCGTCCATGAGGTGCTGCGGCGGACGGACGGAAAGAAGGCGTGGAAGGTCTCTGCCTGCCGGGAGATCGTGCTGGAGCACCACCCCGACCTGACCAAGAGCCGGGCGGGGTACCTCCCCCTGCTGGAACTGTCGGTGCAGGAGGCACCGGAGGACGACCGGAACGCCCACTACCTGGGCCGGGAGTACATGTTTCGGAGGCGCTATGACGACGCCATCGCGCAACTCAAGGCCCACCTGGCCATGCCGTCGGCAACCTGGGCGCCGGAGCGATGCGCCTCCATGCGCTTTCTCTCCCGCTGCTATCTCCACAAAGGGGAGCGCAGGCAGGCGGCGGTATGGGCGCTGCGGGCGCTGGCGGAGTGCCCGGAGACGCGGGAGCCGTGGGTACAGGCCGAGGAAGTGGCCTATGCGGCGGAGGACTGGGACGGCGTGATCTACTACGGGACCAGGGCCGTCGCCATAGAAAAGAAATCAGACAGTTACATCAACGAGGACAAGGCGTGGGGCGCCTATCCGTGGGACGCCATGGCCTACGCCTATTACCGGCTGGGCGACCTGGGGCGGGCGGAGCAGGCCACGCTGCGGGCGCTGGCAGAGGAGCCGGGAAACGAGCGGATGCTGGAAAACCTGGCCTTCTTCCGGGGAGGTGGAGGGACATGAAGATCCGGGAGGCGATTGCCTGGGCGGACGATGTGAAACCCAACGCCTTCACCGAGCGGGTAAAGTTCGAGTGGCTGAACGCCCTGGAGGGAAAGATGGCGGCGGACCTGTTCCTGCTGGCGCCGGCGGAGATCCGGGCGCTCCATTACAACTACCCGGAGGACCTGGAGACGGAACTGCTGGTAGGTCCGCCCCACGACGACATCTACACCCTGTACCTCCAGGCCAAGATCGACGAGGCCAACGGAGAGTACAACAAGTACAGCAACACCATGCAGATCTACAACGAGTATTACGGTACCTTCCTGCGCTGGTTCTGCGGGCAGTATGACCCGGCCCAGGGGTACATCGGCGAGGAGGCGCGAGCAAGAGATGGGACTGTATGAAAATCCCCCCTACTACCTGACGGCATACGGCCTGGCAGTCAAACGGGGGTTCACGGGAACCCTGGACGAGTGGCTTGCCTCCCTGGTAGGCCCAACCGGCCCCCAGGGCGCAGGGCTGGTGTTCGACGGCACCTATCCCACCCTGGAGGACCTGGAACGGGCGCACCCCACGGGGCAGACGGGAGACTGCTACAAGGTGGGCACGGACGAGGAGTATGTGGCCTACTTCTGGGACCCGGAGAACAGCAAATGGGAACCGCTGCAGGTGATGGGACCCACCGGCCCGCAGGGAGAGACCGGCCCAACGGGACCGCAGGGCGTGCAAGGCCCCACCGGCCCCCAGGGCGCCCAGGGACCAACAGGACCGGAAGGCCCCACCGGCCCACAGGGCGGCATCGGACCGACAGGCCCCACGGGGCCACAGGGACCGGGCGGACCGGGCGGCGAACAGGGCGAGACAGGCGCCACCGGCCCGCAGGGGCCAAAAGGACCGACCGGACCCACCGGACCCACCGGGCCGGCCGTAACCGGACCGAGAGGCCCACAGGGCGTTCCTGGCCCACAGGGAGAGACTGGGCCAACCGGCCCGCAGGGCGCGCAAGGTCCCACCGGCCCACAGGGGCCGACGGGTTCCAAGGGACAGACAGGCGCCCAGGGACCCACGGGACCGGCCGTGACCGGCCCGACAGGCCCACAGGGGCCGCAGGGACCGACGGGACCACAGGGCAACGGATTTATCGTGAAGGGCTACTACGACGACCTGCCGGCGCTGCAGGAGGCCCAGACAAGTCCCCAGGAGGGGGACGCCTACGGCGTGGGCGCCCAGGCCCCCTATGACATCTATGTGTGGGACACGGTAAGCGAAACCTGGAAGAACAACGGAACCATCCAGGGCGCCCAGGGACCAACAGGGCCGGCAGGCCCCACCGGTCCCCAGGGCGGCATCGGACCGACCGGACCGACCGGACCGGCCGGACCCACAGGCGGCGCGGCCAGCGTGGACGTTGGGAACACCACGACAGGAGCGCCCGGCACCCAGGCCAGCGTGAGCAACAGCGGGGACACCCACAACGCCGTATTCAACTTCACGGTACCACAGGGACCCACGGGACCGGCGGGCGAGAACGGGGCACAAGGCCCCACCGGGCCACAGGGACCCACCGGACCGACAGGAGCGGACGGCGCCACCGGCGCAACC